AGCCGGATTAATTTGGGCTCCTAATATGAAATTTGCAGAAGAAGTTGTAGAAGAATGTGCGTCATTCCCTTACGGCGATCATGATGACTTAGTCGATAGTATGACTATGGCTGTCATGCGCTTCAGGCAAGGAGGTTTTTTAACCCACCCTGAAGATTATGAAGACGAGATACAACCAACTAAAATATTAGAGTATTATTAATAACTATGAACCCATTATTAAAATTTTTAGCCGCAGCAAGATCCCTTGCAAGTCAAGGTTTTAAAAAAGAACAAATTTATGATTTTGCTGTACGTGAGTTTGGAGAAGTAAATTCACTTATGCAAAAACAAATTGATAATATTTTTAAACCTCAAAAACCTATAACACCAAAAGATCCTGATTTTGATAACACTGTTCAAAAACTTGGTATCGATGATCAAGGAAAACCTTTTAATCCAAAAGATCCTTTAAATAATATGGCAACTGGCGGACGTGCAGGCTATGTAGAAGGTGGACCAATTCATCCAAGATTAGGAGAACTATCTTCAGGAGTTTCTTCTGCCGAAGAACAACTACAACAAATTAATCAATCACTACAAACAGCTGAAACTAGTTTGGGTGAATCTGGACCAGGTGGTGCGGGTTCCGTGACTCCTTCTGTTAATGGATATGAATCTAGCGGCAGTAGTTTATATAATGAAAGTCCAGCAGGAGAAGTTAGTAATCCTTACCAGGCTCCGGTTGGAATGAATCCTTTTGATAATCCAAAAATAACAAATTTAAACCAACTACCTCCTGGACAACCACAAAAAGTTGCCGAACCTTATGTTCCCGATCAATACACGCCCGGTAATTCCAGCGAACCCTTACAACAAACTGCAGATCCTGTAAGACAAGCTTACGATAAAGAAGTACAAGCTGCAAAAAAACAACGAGCAGAAGGTTTTATGGGTAGAGTAGTTTTACCTGGAGAAAGGAGTTTTGAAGATTTTTCAAGTGGTTATAATTATATGCAAGACAAACCTAATTCATTAGGTCAATTACAATCTTTAGGTGGAGGCCTAGGAGGATTACTTGGTGAAGGTGGCGGAAATTCAAATGCACCACCAGACAGAGAAACTGACATGATGCAGAATGATCCAAGATTTCAAAATTTAACAACAGATCAATATAAAGGTAAAGACACCATGTTTTTAAGTGGCATGGGACAACAAAGCACAATCTTACCTGGCGGAAACTCACCCGAACTTCCTTACCCAGCATTAGAAGTATCAGGTATGCAGTACGCCAAAGGCGGACGTGCAGGTTATTACATGGGCGGTCAAGCAATGGTGGGCGAAGATCTGTCAGACGTTGGCCATGGTTCGGATTCCTTGATGGCAAGAAACATGCAACTTTCTCCAGGAAGCCAAGCTACAACTTCCACAGGATTAAATTATTTATTAGGTCAAGACAACGACACAGTTAGAGTTCCTTATAGTAAAGGTAAACTTGCTAAGAAAACCGTGGACGAAGGACGAAGAGGATTTATGAAAGCTGCTGGCGCAGCGGGCGCTGGTATAGCCGCACTTAAAACAGGATTATTAGGATTTGGAGAAAAAGTAGCTCCGGTTGCTAAAGAAGCTGTTGAAGCAGTTAGTAATACTGCTGGACAAGCTCCAGCGTACTTTTTTAAGTTAGTAGATAAAATTAGAAAACTTGGTGACGACGCACCAAGACTTGCAGTAAAAGATAGAGAAAAAGTTACAACATATAAAGAATATCAATTAACTGAAGATGTTACAACCGGGGAACAAACAATTCAAAGAATGAAAGTAACTGACCCTGATTCAGCAAGTTATTATGGTCAACCTCTAACTGAAGAAACTTATATGAATTATAAACCTGGAAAAGGTCTGGCTGATGAAACGACTAAAGGTAAAACTCCAATAGATGAATATGAAGAAGGCACTGCTTATATAAGAAGTGATCGTATGAATGCGGGAGAAATTGTTGAGGAGTCATCTGGTGTTTCTGATGAAATATATGAAGAGGTGGGTGAAGCTATACCGGAAGTTATTAGAAAGACAAAAGCAGATGGTGGTAGAATTGGTTTTAGTAAAGGTAAACTTGCAACAGAAGGAATTCCTGCTTTAATCAATAAAATAAAATCTTTATTTGGTAACGATGCAATTACAACTGCAGACAAACTTCCTATACCACAGAAAACACTAGACAGAGCTATGTTTAACAAATTTGATGACAGAAACCCTGATCCAAACCGTTTGTTAAATGATGCAGAAATAGAAGATTACGAAATGGAATTAGGGGATAGTGAAACTTGGATGATGGATGGAACTATTGGAGAAGCAGAAAAAGCTTTAATAGATCAAAAAGAATATATGGCTAATATTATGAGAATGAAAGAAAGAGGAGACTTTGGTGATTTTTCACCTTCAAAATTAGATAATGTAAATGATAATCAAATTGAAGAAGCTGTTCAAAATATTTTCCCTACAGGAGATACTAAACTTGATGCAGAGATGGCTGCAGAATCTTTAGTAGAACTTAACCCTCAAATTTTTGGAGATGTACTTTTAGATGATCTAGACGATATAACTAGATCTAAAATTTATGGTGCAGTGTATGACAGGCTTTCAAATAATATGGCTAAAATGATAAAAGACAAAAGAAATTTACCTAATCCAACTAAAACTTTAGAGGGAATTAAAAAAACTGGAACAATAGATATTTCAGATCCAGATATAGCAGATGAGTTTGCAAGATTTATGAAAGAGAAAGACCCTAAGGGATATAAAGATATGGAACAAAAAATTCAATTAGAATCTTTTGACCCTAAAACTAAAGGTCGTAAAGGTAATTCACAGGGTGGTAGAATTGGCATGTTATCTGGAGGTGGTATTTTAAAAGCAGTGTTAAAAAATTCAGCTGATGCAAAAGGAATGACCGTTAGAGATTTTATAATGGCCATGAACCCTAAATCAATTCCTTCAAACATTAAAAATCTTATATCAAAAGTAGACCTTGAACAACTTCAAGCTGGTTACAAATCTTACTATGAAAATATTGCAGATATGATGAAAACAAGATTTGATTTTCAAAAAAATGTTGAAATTGGTAAAGGAACTCCCGTAGAATCATTGTTTAAAAATTTAGAAAAAACTATGGATGAACAAAGTTATGTTCCAAAAAACGTAACACAAGATGATATTGCTAAAACAGAATTAATGATTAAAAATAAATTTTTTGGTAAAGGCCGTAAAGCAAACGCAACTGGTGGCCTAGCTACTATGTTAGGGGAATAATGGAATACGATATAGAATCTATTCTAGAAAAATACGAGGACGACTATAACCCTGGTCCAAGGCCCATGGTCCAAGAACCACGGAACATGTATAGTAAAGGTAAGTTAGTGAAAGAAACAGTAGAAACGTTAGCTTCTAAAATTTTTAAACCAAAAACAGAATTAGATGCTTTGGAACCAGCGACTGTTAAACCTAGTATCCTTAGACGAGAAGCTGCCCCATTAGATCTAAGTCAAATTAACTCTATTATGAAAAATAAAGAGTTCGAACAAGCATGGAAGAATTATAAAATATCAATTAAAGATGTTGGACGTAGAAAATACGACAAAGATCAGTTCTTTGAAATGTGGGCTAGAGAGAACATGGCTGAAGGCGGACGAACTGGTTACTTTTTAGGAGGACCAGCAATTAAAGCTATCTTTAAAAATAAAATTCCAGGCATAACTTACTATCCTCCAAACTCACCCGGTAAAACAACCAAAGATAGTATTGCTCTTTTAACTAGAACTACTGATGAGTCTGGCAAAAGAATCAGTAATTCTAAAACGTTTAATGTAAATACAGCAACTAAAAAAGAAGTTGATGATTATTTAAAACAACAAGAAACACAATTAGAAGGTAAAGTTCAAAAAAAAGGAGGAGACGTAAACGAAATAAGACAGGCTTACACTAAATCTAAAATCGGTTTTACGGAGGAATTAATTAAATGGCTAGATACAAATGCGAGTAATCCTAAATATGATACTCCTGAAAAATTAATAGCTGGAGCTAAAAAAGTATTTAATCAACCTAAATATACAGAAGCACCCAATAAAGTAGAAAAGAATAAAGTTTTCTTTAGTAAAGATAAAGGTTTTGTAATTCCTAAAGAATATGAATTCTATGGGGCAAAAGTAGATAGTAGAAATCCTGATAAAGTCCAAAAAGACATGGCAATGATTTCTTTGTTAAAATCTGACAACCCGGCTTTCAAAGGTAAAAAAGACACTTTAATGAAATTTTTTAACAGAGATCCAGATTCCCCGAAACCCGATTTATCAAAAGAAGAAGACAGCTTTTTAAAAAACTTCAGTAAAAATTTTATAAGATCAGGAGCAGGTGGTGCGGGTACTGTTAAAGATGTAGCTAAAGGTTCTGTTATTTTAAGATATTTAAAAAATGAAGGTGCTAATTTTGATAACAAATTAAATAACTGGAATGAAATTAGAAGATTGCAAACAGATATTCAAAAAGAATTACAACTAACAGATCTAAGTCCTAATAGAATTGATTTTTTAAATAAAAGTTTAGTCGCTGTTAAAGATAAACAAAGAAATGTGTCCGAAGCTTTAAGAAAAGAGTATCCTGATTTATTCACAGGTAAAGAAGGAGATATATCGGGTGCTTTGGTTCAAGAGCATAAAGTTGCAAGAGCACTCGGAGACAAAAGACTTAAAGGAGAAGTAGGTAAGAGTTTTATTCCTTCTACTTATTTAGCAAGAGCAGAATTCACTCCAGCTTTTTTTAACTTACAAAAATTAAAAGATTTTGATACTCCTTTTATGTCACTTGTGGAAAAATATAATAATGCTCCTACAAAACAAACAAAGCTAGCTGTTAAAAAACAGATCGAGACACTAAAAAATACATTTAACAAAAATTCAGGTGGATATCTAAATGATGTAGATATTAACTACGGAACAAAAACAGTTAAGATAAAAGATAAAACTCCAGAGATATACAAAACTTCAAAAGAAGATACGTATGCTCAAATACTAAAAAATGTAAAACACAGTAATACTTATTTTAAAAACAAAGGAATGGATGATCGTATTCTTCAAGGAGATAAATTTAACAGATTCCAAAGAGATTTAAAAAATAGAATTAACGCAAATCAAAATTATAAAAGTTTAGCAATAGGTGTTCCAACAGTTGCAGTAGCAACACAATTTTTATCTGGGGAAGCAACCGCTGAAATAAAACCACAAGGCTCACCCGGACAACTAAATCCAGAAACAGAAAAAACTTTTGCAGAAAGAAACCCGAAAACTACACAGGCTGCTGGATCAGCCGTGGTGGGAGGAACTGTTTTAAAACAAAAACCTGTTAGAGACGTGATTACAAAAGGTTTAGGAAAAATTTTTAGAGGTCTTGGAACAAATTTAGCTGGTAGTGGTTTTGCTGCTACACAAATATACAATAATTTAAAAGAAGGTAAAGGAGTATATGAATCTGTAAAAGATCCTATGGTTGGTGTAGAATTAATGTTTCCATCTTTATTTAAAGAAAATATTTCTAAAATTACAAAAAATAAAGCGATTCAAAAAGCTTTAAGTGGATTTGGAGCTGGAAAATATTTAAATCCGATAGGTGCAACCATATTAGCAGGAGATGCTCTTAGTAAAAATAAACCAGATTCAGAATCTCTTTTTATAAAAGACATGATAAAAGGACCTGATTATTTTAAAGAAAAAAATAATGATTACTATGAACAAGGTGAGCATTATGATGATGTCGGACTAGCCGGATTAATGAAAAAATATTATGACTAAAGACAATCCAACACTTGTAAAAAACATGAAACATGTTAAATGGGATAGTATTCCACCTTTGAAAGGACCGAATCCTAAAGGGTTGATTAAAGACAAGAAACAAGATAAACCAATACAGGAGAATAAATATGGCAGATATAGATAAATCTCTTCCCAATGTTGCAAGACCCGAAGATGAAGTTGTAGAAGATATTAACATTGAAGAGGTTGAAGAATTAAAAGGTCCCGTTGAAATTACAGATGAAGAAGATGGTGGAGCAACTATCGACTTTGATCCCAATGCTGTAAACATACCACAAGATGGCGGCGATCACTTTGCAAATTTAAACGAATTACTTCCTGAAGACGATACTGATGAAATAGGTGACCAGTTACAGAATGACTACATGGAATATAAAACTTCTCGTAAAGAATGGGAAAGAGCTTATATCACCGGCCTAGATTTATTAGGCTTTAAATACCTAAACAGAACGGAACCTTTTCAAGGAGCAAGTGGTGCAACTCACCCGGTACTCGCTGAAGCAGTTACTCAGTTTCAATCTTTAGCTTACAAAGAATTACTACCTGCCGATGGTCCAGTTAGAACCATGGTTATGGGTGCAAGTGACCCGCAAAAAGAAATGCAGGCGCAAAGAGTTAAAAATTTTATGAACTATCAAATCATGGATCAGATGAAAGAATATGAACCTGAGTTTGATCAAATGTTATTTTACCTTCCATTATCAGGTTCAACATTTAAAAAAATTTATTACGACGATTTATTGGGACGAGCAGTTTCTAAGTTTGTTCCAGCAGATGACCTTGTTGTTCCGTACACGGCTACTTCATTAGACGATGCGGAAGCAGTCATCCATGTTTTAAAAGTTTCTGAAAACGAACTAAGAAAACAAATGGTTTCCGGTTTCTATTCTGACATAGAACTTACAAAACCAACTGGAACTATTACAAATGAATTAGATGAAAAAGAAAGAGAAGTTGAAGGAGTTTCCAAAACGCAAAGAACAGATCCTTTATACACAATTCTAGAATGCCACGTTAATCTAGACTTAGAAGGTTTTGAAGATATGGGTGCCGACGGAGAACCCACTGGAATAAAATTACCTTACATCGTTACAGTAGAAGAAGGTAGTAGAAAAGTTTTGTCTATTAGACGAAACTTTGCGCAAAATGATCCAAAAAAAATAAAAATTAATTACTTTGTCCATTTCAAATTTCTGCCTGGACTAGGTTTTTATGGTTTAGGATTAATTCATATGATTGGCGGTTTGAGTCGTACTGCAACTGCGGCTCTCCGTCAGTTATTAGATGCTGGAACTTTATCAAATTTACCAGCCGGATTTAAACAAAGAGGTGTTAGAGTTAAAGATGATGCT